CGCTACACAGATATCTTATTAAACGGAGATATCCACCAAGTCAATGCAGACAAGATAGGAATATCTAGATCTGCTTGCAAGACCGTACAATATGCCTTTTTATATGGGGCAGGAGATATTAAAATTGGACTATCATATGAACAAAGTCTCTCCGAGGACCGTGCAAGAGCTAAGGGTAAGGAGATTCGCAAAGCTTTTATCGACGCCATTCCTGGCCTTGAAGAGCTACTGCAGGCGATTAAAACTGCAGCGAAACGTGGATTTGTCAAGGCAATCGATGGTCGAAAGATCATAGTAGATAGCCCTCATAAGGCCCTTAACTGCTGCTTACAAGCAGGCGCAGGAGTAGTAGCTAAGAGATGGATGGTACTTGTTAATCAAGAGATCATCCGCTACAATATAAAGGCTCATCAACTTGCATTCATACATGATGAGCTACAATTTGAAACAACTAAAGAATTTGTAAATGAACTTAAAACCACCCTTGAAACAAATGCCGGACATGCCGGTGATTACTATCAACTTAGGATACCAATTGCTGCAGAATCTAAATCAGGAAGTAATTGGAGTGAGGTACATTGAAACTACTAATTGATGCAGACTTCATTGTCTATAAATGCTGCGCTGCTGCTGAATCAGAGATTGATTGGACAGAAGATGTAGTACTAGTCACTAGTCGTGTTAGTGAAGCTTACAAAGCAGTTAAGGCAGAGCTATCAAGAATAGAATCTACCTTTGGATTTCCTGAAGACACTATTCTATTCTTTTCTCACCACGATAATTTCAGGAAGAAAATTTATCCTGAATACAAAGGGCATCGTAATCGTAAGAAGCCTTGTGGATATAAGAAAGTCATATCTCTACTGAAGAAAGAGTATGACGTAATAGTAATGAATGGTCTAGAAGCTGATGATGGTATGGGTATCTATGCTACACATCACCCTGGTAATATCATTATCAGTCCAGACAAAGACATGAAACAAATACCTGGAAAGGTTTATGATTTTAAAGAAACCACACTCATAAGTGAAGAAGATGGAAAACATTGGCATTACATTCAAACACTTGCTGGCGACCAAACCGATGGTTATGCTGGCGTGCCTGGTATTGGCATTAAGCGTGCTGTAGCTCTGTTTGAAAAGACAGGCTATAACTGGCAAACAATTAAAGATGCATTCGCTGCTAAGGATCTAGATGAGGACGTAGCATTGATGAATGCACGTTTAGCAAAGATTCTTACAGTAGGAGACTATGATTTTGACAGACACGAACCAATCCTATGGACCCCCGAGTCCGATAACAGAGATGACGTTAGAGCAGGATCTTCAGTTGAAGCTGATGTATGATGCTTTAACTAAACCTACTACTACAAAGGAAGACATTATTACTATCTTAATGTCGC